CAATCATCTCTTCGCGTTCTTGCTGTGCTTTTCTTTCAGCTTCCTTACGTGCCTTCCTGGCGTCAGCGCAGAACTTAAGAAAGTCACCGTGTAAACCTGGACGACCTGTGTAAATCATTATTTGCTTGAGTTGAGCCTCGGCTTCCTTCATCTGCTCCAATGCCATGAACTCTTCGAGGTCTGACTCTACGCCAGGGGAGAAGATGCTGTTCTTCTTCTTTTGCAGACGCCTGTGCATTGCGTCTTTGTTCTCCACCATCTTGGAGATTCCAGCCGCCGCCGAGGCTATATCCCTTCCAGCTGACACCGTGGATTTCACGATCTGAAAGCCAGCATTAAAGGCGGCGAGTTCAGCTAACATTAGTTGTCTCCTAAGACCGCTCTCCTAGAAGTGTTAATTTAGTGGTTCGTATGACGCTTTCTGTTGCCGTTCCATCATGCGCTCGACTGCCTGGCGAATAGCCTTGATGTTTTCATCAATACGGGCCATCGAGACCGCCTGGTTATGTACAGCGTCCTCTACTCTTTCGAGACGCGCCTGAACTGCAATCAGATCATCTTTATTGTCCTGGATGTCGCCTATCATCATACTGACAGTCCAGACAATAGCTCCAGCCTGGACCAGGAGACCAAAGATCAAAGTTATTGGCACGGATTTACTGAGGTGCCAGCTGTCCTCATTCATTCCAAGGTGTTCCTGTGCCTGTTGTTGGTGTTTCAGGCCAAACGATTTTGATGGGAAATCCTGACTGTTGAGGAACGTTTAACAAATCAGTACGGTACTGCGCCCACTCTGTCTGTTCTGCTTCTGTTAAATCTGACCAGCGCAGAGGATTTGACACGAGAGGATCAACAACATCTTTAAGAATATTATTTCTTTGCTCCCTCACCCTCGCAGCAACTTCTTCATCACTGGGTTTTCCATTGGGAAACTCAGGGTCAGTAATATTGCCGACAACCTCTAAATAGGTTTCATCTTTAGTATTGTATTGAAGAAGGTCATATGTACCGTCTTCTTTTTGCTCTGAAACTACTGTGTAAAGTGCCATTTTATTAGTCTTCCGCTAGTAAAAGCCAAGATGTGATGTATGCTCTTATATTTCCACTTGTGGCGGTAAACTTTAATTTACCAATGTCAGTGCTAACATTTGATCTCATGCTGAATATGCCAGTGTGATGATTTCCACCAGTACTATCATTTGAACAAAGACCCCAAGCTGAGATATCCTTGTAAGGAGTGCCATGTCTCTGAACATTTACCCACATAATAAAGTTAAGTCGTTCCCCACTTTGAGATGAAGTACTACTATTGTTGCCATGATACCAATAATGCATAGCTGCTCCAGAAGATGTACTGTTACTAGACTGTACACTTGTTGTTCCACTGTTCATCGCTCTGAAAGAAATATCAGTAAAGTCATTTCCACTCGGATCTTGGAACTCGACTTTGCAAGTTACATTGTCTGTAAGTGGAGCAATTGTGCCCTGAACCATTGAAACCGCAGTCGTTCTATTCTGAGGTGCTTCGCATATATCTAAACTTACAGAAGATACATTCGATGTACTGTAATATTCATCAAACATCACAAGGCCATGCTCTGATATAATCATGCATTAATCCTTTCTTTTAACATATTTATTTCTGCTTGTTGGTTTTTAACAGCTTCAATAAGCAGACCAATTAAACCGTTGTAGTTGACCGTTTTAGTTTCTTCACCAGAAACTAACTCTGGCATTACTTTTTCAATTTCTTGCGCTAGTACACCTGCGCTCTGTTTTTTACTGTCTTTAAATGTGAAGTTGTAGCCGTTTATCATTTCGAGTTTGGCTACTGGGTCTTCTATTTTAACAATATCTTCTTTGAGATTTTCGTCTGACGTAATTGATACTTCGCCAGTAACTGTTAATCTTTGATTTGATCCACTGTATTTAACACCAGTATGAGAATACACTTCATTTGTGTTAGTTCGAAATGCTACAGGATATTCACCAGTAAAAGTTGTTCCACCTTCATAAACTACGCCATAATCACTACCACCAATTCGGAGTGTCATATAACTATTAACAGTTTTCTGTATATCCCAGTTGCCCCAATTGCCATCCAGAAAACCATACTGTGTCCCAGTGCCATAAATCTGAAATCGATAAGCTCCACTACTAGACTTCATAAGTATGCCAGCTGTACCAGTATAGTCTGAAGTAATGTGTAAGTTTGCCCCAGACTGTTGGAAGTCTCTCTGAACAATGCCAGATAGGTGAACACCGTCTAGGAGATCAGCATCAAGCCCAGAACCAGAACCATCGCTGCTTTCTGACCAAACAGTCTCGTACGTCGATCCATTATACCACTTTAAAGCTGTAGTAAGTTGCAACCCTCTATTTGCCCGAGAGTTCCACAAATAAGTCTCACCGTCTTGTTTTGCTTGGAAATAACCATTGTAAGTTCCAGAGGTCATCATTGCGAGATATGGGCTATTTGCACTACCGTTGTAGAGGAGGAATTGATTTGTTGCACCAGTGAAGTTTAAAGTTCCACCGCTAAAGTCATCAGAAGTATCACTTCGAAGAAACGATGTACTATCGATGCTATCAAGCGTAGCTGCATTACCACCGTCTGCACTAGTTATAAATCCTGCGCCATTAGTCAACTGATTGGTGTTGGTAACGTTAGTTGCACCAGTCGCAATGCCATTAAGCTTCGTATGGTCTGCATCAGTGAAGACGTTACTATCACTCGCACTTTCTACTAGCGCCCTGATTTCTGATGCTGTTTGATCCGCAGTAGCACTGGCTTCGATGCCATTGAGCTTGGTATGATCTGCGTCTGTGAATACGTTACTGTCGCTTGCGCTTTCTACTAATGTACGAATTTCAGCCGCTGTTTGGTCAGCCGTAGCACTGGCTTCGATGCCATCAAGCTTTGTACCATCAGTAGCAACATCCCGACCATCGACTGTTCCAGAAACAGTTATATTGCCAGATGTTGAAATACCGCTAGAATCTAAGGTCACATAAGTCGTCGGTGACAGAGACCCAGATTGGCTAAGACCACTAGTAACTTTAAAAGATGAATTGGTCGTAATAGGTTTAGATGCAAATGTTTCGGAGTCATCTAGTGTTAAATTGGTGCCACCCATAGCATTAAGCGTTATTCTAGCCGAATTAGCCTTTGTTAAATCGGCGGTAGATATGTTTAGAACGGATGGGACACTAGAGCTTGAACTTGTAGTGTACTGAATAAATGCATCATCGCCATCAAAAGTCAGCTTTTGGTTTTCACTTATTGCAAGACTTGCAGCTGTTACACTTCCAGTAACTGTTAAATCCCCAGACATAGTATCATTTGCATCACTTCTTAAAAAGCTACTCGCGTGAAAGCCGTCTACTTGATCTGCATTTATATTAAGCGCATCTATATCAGCTTTTGTCTGGTCGGCTGTAGCACTCGCTTCGATGCCATTAAGCTTACTGTGATCTGCATCTGTGAAGACGTTACTGTCGCTTGCGCTTTCTACGAGTGCCCGAATTTCTGATGCTGTTTGGTTGCCCGACGCACTAATAGTGCCATCGTTGGCGATACTGATGTTTGTTCCAGCGGTCAACGCCGCTACAACATTTGCCGTAGCTGTAACATCTGCGTTACTAGAAATCGTATCTAACTTTATACCATCAGCCGAAACATCTCTTCCATCAACAGTTCCAGAAACAGTTATATTTCCAGATGTTGAAATACCGCTAGAATCTAAGGTCACATACGTCGTTGGTGCTACAGACCCAGATTGGCTAAGACCACTAGTAACTTTAAAAGCTGAAGAAGTGGTTATGTTTTTGTAACCGTGAGTTTCGTCGGAATCTAATAATAGATTAGTAGCACCCATAGCATTAAGTTGTATACGGGCAGAGTTAGCTTTAGTTAAGTCGCCAGTAGATATGTTTAAAACTGATGGGACATCTGAGCTTGAACTTGTAGTGTACTCAATAAACCCGTCGTCCTGGTCAAAACTAAGTTTCTGGTTTTCGGACATATAAAGTCTGCTCGAACTAAGCGTAACATCCCCAGTAAAACTACCGCCTACTTTTGGCATAAGCGCAGAAATGTCTAAGGCTTGTACTTTAGCAGTATCTACATCTGTGTATACATTACTATCAGTTGCATTACCGACTAATGTTCTAATCTCAGCCGCCGTCTGGTCGCCCGTAGCACCACTTTCTATTGCATTTAGTTTGCTGGCAAAGGCATCTGTGAAGACGTTACTGTCTGTAGCGGCTGCAACAAGAGATCTTATCTCAGCGCTCGTTTGATCCCCCGTTGCACCGCTTTCTATGCCATCAAGCTTAACCTTCCCACTGGCACTTAAAAGACCACTAGCGCTATTTGTAGCCAGGTCCACATTGCTTATGTTTACAAAGGAAGTACCATTAAACATGAATGTGTTATCGGTTTCTGTATTAAAATAAAAACAACCTAATACTAAACTCGCCCCATTGGGACCAGAAGTAGGGTCACTTGGGCTGGCTCCAAGATATAGAGTTTGAAAACTAGTTAGTGAGCTTTCAGCAGCGGCTTGGGCGGCTTGGGCTGCATCTCTTGCAGCTTCTGCGTCAGTTCTTGTGGATTCAATTGCTGACTGCTCACTGTTTGTTAGCCCAGAAGCACTGTAAAAACTAGTTTTGACCATTGGAAACCTCGAGAGTTATTATTCTATGTACAGTTGGACGGGCTGCATTGATTGAACAGTGCCGCTGACTTCTGCGTCGTTTGCTTGCTCTTGGAGTTCAGATAAGAATTGTACAAAACGACCTTCAAAAAGCTGTGCTCGTTCATCTAAGAAATAGTCGGAGGCATAGCTCAAAGCACCATAAGTAATTAAATCAGTAGCAATTTCAGCTAATGCATTCTCGTCAGTATCTAAGACCATATCTGTAAACTGAGCATAGTAATTTAATGTTACAGAGCCTGACGTCGGATACGGATAAATCTTAAGTGCGCCAGCTTCTCGAGAAAAGAACTTTGGAGTACCAGTTTCATTGCCTTGTTTGATCTCGACCATTTTGCTTTGTGGTATTCTCGAGAGATTTGTTGAAGCATAGTAAATGTCAATTACTTCTAAGAAGTCAGCCGGCAGTGTTAGAAATGTCGTGCTCGATGAGATCGAATACGTTAACGTTTTCTCCATAGACGGAATACGCAGAACGCGCTGCGCTCTTCCAATCGCTTGTTCAACAAAAGTGTCAGCCAGGGTGTCACTACAGTCCGTGCGATTGAGTAGGGCCAGAAAGTGCGCCCTGATTTGACCTTTGTTCATCATTAGATCCTTTTGTCGGTAGCTAAAAAGTAGTCGAGGTTTTGTTCTTGAAGACGCTTTACTATCTCGGGGCCAGTGGCACTGTAGATGTCAAAACCCTCTCGCAACCACTGCTCTGCAACCACAGTTGGAATTGAGGCTACACGCATGAGATCACCTTCGCGTTGCTTGGTAGATTCATTGCGGCTGTCTTTGAGGTCATCTAGAAATGCCTGGCTAATCTCTTGTGTGTGCTTTCGTACAACATTGTCGCCTTCCTGTAGGTAATCTGTATTTATGCCTATCAGGTCGACATGTTTCTTTTTGTCAGTCGTCATGTGACGTAGATCTCCTTAATGTATAAAAAAGAGACCCACCCAAGTCGTTAGGTAAGGAGAGCAAAAACCTAAAGACGACAAGGGTGGGCCTCATCTCGTGAGGTCTTAGATTAGATTATGAAAGACCTGTAATCATCCCATCAGCACCAAAATTGGTGTGCTTAATAGAATATTCGCCGACAAGAAAATGCTTGTCCGAGTCCCCAGATTTACTCAAGAGAGTACGTGAGAATGGACGTAGCACTGTTGATCGCCACATCGCTGGGTCAATCAAGAAGGCATGGGTTGATAATTGGTGTCTGTTGAGCACCACTTTGTATTCACCGTCATTTATGTTCGCTTTAGTTCGCTAGACTAAAACCGCCTAATGGCTGCTACATGTCACCATGTAGATCAGATCATATCACCACCCTCGAGGGGTGCTCTGCGCTTCGAGCCGCTTGGCTCTACTTCCTGTCAAGGAATGATCGTTGCACGTTCCCATTGCTGGGCTTCGCTCAGGATTATCTCATAGAGACTTCCCCTGAGTTCACAGAGTTATTCAAAGTAGATTGCTCTACTAGGCCGCTAGGTTCTTTAACGGAGACACATAGAGGTCGATTACGTTTACCAATTGTTTTGTTTGAGCAAACTCACGGTTACGCCCAGACGCAGCTGCAAAGCCAGCAACGATTTGAGCATCAGCTGGTTTAATCATAAACACTGATGGGTCTGAACCGTTGTTAAAGCAAGTCTGCCCTAGTGTAAGAAGCTTGGCTTCAGTAAGAGCGTCAGTAGCGTTACCACCAGCGTCGACAGATGTTGAAATCTGTTGAGTAGCTGATGCCATTTCACGCGCAGCTGACTCAGAGCCAGTTACGGCCTGGTTATCTACGCCTACATACGCTCGTTCTAGGTCCCTCTTAATTTCTTTAAGGGCCTTACCAAGTTGGTATGCAGTTTCCTTCGCTCGACCATAAGTAGCAATAGCGTCAGCTGTTGCACTTACTTGGAAAGCCTTGGTCAGGATCTGGGTGTTGTTTGTTCGCTCAGTGGCTGGGCTTAGAGTAGCCATTGATGCGTCTGCTCCCTCGATTGCCGCATTGTTTGCAGCATTTGCGAGGCTATCCTCGAGCCAGGAGTATGTCCTTGCAGAGACTTTCTCTGATCGGATCATGCTGAACATAGGTGTGTCTGTAGGAGTAATATCAGAAATGCTTGTTGTTCGCCTAGTGTCGTTAATACTAGACCGTCTTTCGACAGCTATATGTTATGCCATATAGAGCAGACCATATCATCACCCTGGTTGAACAGGGGCCGTGCGCTTCGGGCCACTTGGCCCTACTCCATTTCTGGATGGTCGTTGCACCTTCCTCGATGTCTCGAGGCTTGGCTCAGGATTGTCCCGTAGGATGTTCCCTGAGTTCACACGGTTTGTTTTGACAGCTTACGCTGAAAGGACACCATTCTTACTTAATGTCCGAAACGTCTTCCTTCTTCCCCACCTGGTCGTATGTGGAATATAAACTCATTGTAAGAGTTCCTTTTTAGATTGAATGTTAAAACGATAGTGTGATTATCGCTCCCATCTGCTTAGTAAAGCATCAGCTATATCATCTAAATCACCAGTTCGACTTGGGTTGCGACGAAGCTTATCTTGGGCTTTCCGTTGACGTTGGGCATTTCTGTCGGCGTCAGTTTTTGGTGCCTTCGTGGTCTTCAGTACTCGTCTAGTGGTGTTCTTAGCTTTAATCACTTTGGCCTTCGCTTTCTTTGTTTTTGCAGTAGCCTTTGTTTGATCATAAAGCCTAGCTTTGTTGAGAATCTTGATGACCTGGGGGTCAACATATTGATCTACTTGTTCCTGAGGTAATCCCTGACTGACTGCGTAGGTGCGAATGCTATTGTACAATTCGTCACCCCAATCGGGCAGATCATTCTTCAAGACTTTGATGCACTCTGTAGCTGCTTGTTGCACTTGCTTTTGTTGTTGTGCTTGAGCGTCCTGGTAGAATGCATTAGCTTCTTCTTTAAGAAACTTTAGATCTTTCTCAGCTTCCTGAGCTTCACGACGGAATGCAGCAAAATCCTCAGTGGACATCTGTCTACTTGCGACTAGCATGTCTACTTCAGCATAGGGCTTCATTCGCGCTTCCGCTCTTTCGAGAAGCTTTTGATAGCTTAGATGTGCTTTGCCAGCGGCCTCTTCGGCCTCTTTGCGTTTGGCAGCAACTTCTTGAGACTTACGGGTGAGAGATGCTTCTTGACCATGAAGGCGTTTAAGATCCGCTAAGGATGCCTGTTGTACTTCACCGTCGACTTGGATTTCCACCAGAGTATCGTCAGACAGCAAAACTTCCGTTTCATCATCTTCTTCATTCTCTTTGGGTTCATCCTCTTCTTCAGTGTCATATTCACTTGTATCAGGGTCCTCTTCGGCCTCAACTTCTTCACTGAGGTCTTGTTCTTCATCTTCATTAGTATCTGACGAGGTTTCCTCGATAGTCTCTTCCTCGGGGGTAACGTCAGTTGCCTCTTTATCGTTTTCGGCAGATAGGTTCTCACCGTCTGCCCATCGATCTAGAATGGCGTCGGTGGCATCCATAATGTCATGGAATGCCTTAGGTTCATCATTTGATTGGACGTTAGACATGGTCCTATGATTCCTCCTGGCTGTTGTCGCCTACTTCTTCAGTGGCTTGAGCAGCGTTTATTTCGTCGCGTACTGCAACTTGCTGCTTAAGTGTGTTCACTACGTCGACTAGCGCTCGATAGTGGAAATAAGTGATGTTACGCTCTTTTGAGTCCTCAGGTTTACTGTTCGTAAAGTTCTGAAAGGTGGCCTCGACAAGACCGTTAATCACGCGATTGAATGGCTCAGACTTCAGTAATGTCTCTGCGTCGTCGCCAGTTCGTACTAGCTCTTCTTGTTTTGGTTCTAGCATAAATAAGCTCTCCTTAATTGATATTGTTACTTCTTAGGTGGGCGGCCCTTTTTGGACCCATAGGTTCCTTTACCTTGTGGCACAGGTTCACTCCTCTGTTTGTGATTGTGGACGGCTATAATTAGCCAGTTGGTGATGCGATTGCTCTGACGTCGTCAGCTGTTCTCGCTATCTCTAGTTCGGCTTTGTCGACCATTTGCTTATGCTCGAGTTGTGCCTCTTTGAGATCCTGATTGTCAGACTGAAGTGCGAAACTTTGTTGCGACTTCATCTGCTCTAACTGTAGTTTCATCTGTGCTACCTGAGCATCCATTTGAGCTTTCATCTCGGCTACCTGAGTTTGACGCTCTTGGAGTTCCATTTGCTTTTGCTGCATTTGCATAGCCATCTCGGCACCCTGATCAGGTTGCTCTGGCGGTAACTCTGATGGGGGCGTTAAGTAATCTTTGACGTTCTTAATTCCGTTTTGTTCCATGACATGGGTCATCAGCTTATGCTGGTTCTCAGGTGTGTACATCTTAGACAAGGTTTCGTCAGCTGCCAAGATAGTGTGAAGGCTCAAATACTTTGTTGCCTCAGCCTCTTGCTCCCCATATCCAAGGTGTAGCTCGACAGTGACGTCTCGTTTCTGACCCCAGGCAGCTGGGCTTACTTCTACGAAATCTCCAGCAATCTCAACGATCTTGGCATCTGGTTCGTTCTCGACGACCAGCTGATAAATCATTTGATATAGTGGCTTTAGAAAGTTGTTTGCAAAGTTACGTGCAATGATCTTTTGACGTTGCTGGCTCATCGTTGCAAGTTGTTCAACCATAGCCGCTGAGTTTTGCTTACTGATAGCGTCCTTGTTTAGACCCTGTGATAGGCGTGAGACGCCTGTGGTGTCCTCTTTGTCCTCATCCAGCATCTGTATTGTCTGAAAGATAAACGGGTTGAGAGGTGCCTGTGCCATTGGGTTAATAGCGTCAGGGCGTGAGACATTAACTATGCCGCCAACGCGATTGTCAATAAGCTCCCGAGGATTTGTAAGACCACCTTTAACTACCGTGTATCTCGGGTTGTTAGTGATCATAGCGTGATCAAGGATTGACCTGGTTAAAACGGTACGTGCAGTCTGAATTGGTACGACCTTTGACCCAAAGTTAGAACCGAAGAACGAGTGTGGTATTGGGAGTGGAACGAAAGCACAGAAAGGTTTGTATGCACACTTCTCTTTGTGAAGGATTACGTTACCAGCTTTGATTACTTTGTACGTTTCAGCAATGCCAGTTGCATCAAGATCGATGTCCAAATAAAGCTCGTAGCACGTAATAGAGCGTACTTGATCTTGGAAACCTTTAGCATTAAAACCACGGTCTTGACCGATTTCTTCATGCCTTGCCAAAACTTCGGGATCGGTTTCCATTTCAACATCTTCATGATCCCCAATCTTTGCAATAAGCTCTTCATCATAACCAGCCTCTCTAAGTTCTGATATTGTCTTGGTAGTTCTATGCCCACAAAAGATAACATCTTCTAAAGACTTTGCTTGAGGCTCAATAATAAAACTCTCTGGAGCAATAGCTTCGATAGCTACCTGGCTTGCGTCTTGAAAGATCCTAAGTTCCCCACTGTAGAGACCGAGTTCGTCTTGTGTAACTTCCTCGATCTCTACGTTGTCCTGGGCAACTACTGCGTCGAACTCTTCTTCCGTTAAATCTTGTATTGGTTCTAAGTAGGATTCCTCACGCTCGTCCCAGTACACCTTGCACAACCCAGATCGAGCAACGAGACCGTCATGTATCACCGTCTGCATTACCTCGAAAAGGTTGTTTTGTCTGTTGGCTACATAATCGCAATATGCGGTGGCTACATCTGCGATACGGGTATCCTCTCCAGTTTGCCCTGCGAAGCGAACTGTCTTGTAGCCAGTACTAAAAGTCTCAAGCAAAGCTGCTTTCATGGACTCGACAGCGTCGTAGACGTCCATGCTGACGTACTTGGAGTTGCCGTCGTGCGCTGGTCGAGGGAGAGTTGCGTTGTAAAAGTCTATAACCTTTTTACGCTCTCGACTGATCTGCGAGTCATAATAGCCGATACTTCTGCGTATATTGTCGTCGAGTATCGTGACTAGCTTTTCGTCATCGACCTTTTTGTAGTCTTTTTTATCCATGATTTTTATACCATCTCAATGTAGTACTCATCGTTGCTCTCAATAGGTTCCCAGGCACCTTCGTGCACATGGTTTGCTAATGCCAAGGCCATTACACAGTCGTCATAACAACCTGGCTCGGCTTCCATAGAGCCACTTTCCGTGACCACGTATGTAAGCATCTCTCGTATTGTAACTTTGTCGTTAAGCTCTATTTCGCCCTCTCTGGCTGACGCTCTTAGCTCGTCAATAATGAGAGGCTTAGTTTTAGCTGTTGTGCTAAATCCTAGCTTAATGGTTTCTTTGTCAGTTAACTTGTCGACCTGTACTTCCGTAAAGAAGTTAGGATAGGCCATGTCTTTAGCTAACCTAGTACAAGTCAAAAGACCGTGACCGTTGTTTTCAACGATGATGTACGCAGTGTTAAAGAAGTGACCTAAGTGGAACAAAACCTGTGCATAATAGTCTGGGTGCACATGGCCTCTCCAAGTTGCCACTAGGCGCTTCTTGCTGTCGAGGACTTGAGCGACACTGTAGTCACCACCTCGGACTCCCATAGCGACGTCTGCTCCAATGACATACTGTTCACCAGGGTCATGGCGTCGGTACATCGTAAGTTCCCCGCGCAAGTTGTTTAGCCACTCGTCGCCCTCAAGAGCTAGACGCTCGATAGGGTCTCGAGCAGTCTCGAGATGCTTTTGTAGCTGCTCGGGGTTGAACACTGGTCGACCTGTTGTCAGGAAGGCTTCGTCAGGCTCTGAAGGGTACTCTTGCCTAAATAGGTCGATGCCATTCTGAGCAATCTTACGACGACGGAACATCAGCTGCTCGTCATCTAGAGAATACTTGTCAGCTAAGTCTTCCTCGTCAGGTGTGCGCTCAAACTTCTCAGGTACTTTCTCTCGATACTCGGGGTCGACGTACCAGGGAATAAACACTGGCACAAAACCGTTAGTGCCTTCGACAGCGCCTTTCCAGAGGTCATAGAAGGTTCCTGTGACGCCGTTCGCTGTACTCTCGACGAATATAGCTGTGCCTGGTGCATTAGGAACGGCCTGTGTCAGTGAGTTCCAGTTGTCCAGGGCGGTAGTCTTACTCCAGAATGCAAGTTCTGAACAATGAACGTGTGTAAGTGTCTCTCCTCGACCAATGGCCTCGCCGCCAGCTGTCGCAACTATGTAAGAGCTATCGAGTACATCAAAAGACAACTCACGCCTGGATGAATACTTGGTGTGTGGCTTGAGTATCTCCGGGCAGTTTTCGTGATAACGCTTAGTCATATCAAATAGAGCTCTTGTGCTATCTGAGTGGTGCGTGATAACCATAGCTTTCGCAGCTGGTCGCTGTGACACACTAAAGTACAGATAGCCGCCGACGTATGTTGACAG